ATGAAGAGAAGGGGGGGATTGAATAGTATGGAAACACTCATGATGATCTTTTTCTGTCTCGTCTGCATCGGTAACATCTTCGCGCTCGGCTTCTGCTTCGTGACGCTCTACGTCATCGTCACAACCTTGCGGGTGCTCCGTGAAAAGATAAGCGACGCCTTGGATGAAACCCTACCTGACCATCTGGAAAGAAGGATGAAAGCCCATGTTGACCATCATCGGCTCACAACTGAACCCCGCCCATGACGCGCTGGAAATCTACGTCTCGGGATGCAGGCGCGGCTGCCCCGGCTGCCACAACCCCGAGGCGCAGGCGTTCGGCAAGGGCAAGTCCGCCCGGCTGTGGATGAACGAGAGCCGCTACAAATTCGCCACCGGGACCTTTTCCCGCGTGTGGCTGCTCGGCGGCGACCTCATGGATCAGGCCCCGCACGAGGCCCACGAATTCATCCGGGATCTCCGCAAGGCCATGAAGCCCGGCATGGAGCTGTGGCTGTGGACGGGGCACGGGCTCGACGACATCCCGCTGCGCCTCCGCTACGAATTCGACTGGATCAAGACCGGGGACTACCGCGAGGATCTGCCCTCCATCGACGTGGCCTACGACGGGCACGACGGCGAACCCCGCCCCCTCGTCCTCGCTTCCAGCAACCAGCAACTCCACAGGATCACCGAACCATGCCCCCATCCCGAAACCACCAGCAGCAACCATCCCTTGCTCATGAAGATGAAGCCCCTTCTCTCGGACGTCTTCCCGGCCTCACGCGGGAACTCGTGGAAGGGCTCGACGCCCTTGTCCCCGAACGCTGCCCCGGCCTGAAACAGCCCGAGCGCGAAATCTGGATGTACGCGGGCAAGCGGGAACTTGTCCGCAACCTGATCACCGTCTTGGAAAGGCAGGAACGTGAACGCACACGGAACCCCCATCTCGGCCTTATGCCGCGCCTTTCATAACGTCCCGTCCCATCCCCCCACGCTCACCGACGCGCACCTCGCCTTCCTCTGGCACCGCATCAGGGAACAGGGCCTCGACCGTTTCCTGTTTTACGACGGCGGGGTCAACAGCCTTGCCCGGTTCCGCGACATCGTGACCGCCGAGTCCGTATGGGCCTACGCGGGGTTCTCCCACACCACGGGGGAACCCCTCGCGCTGGCCCTGCTCGACCGCTTCCTCGGACGCACGGCCTACCTGCACTTCACCTTCTTCAAGGGCGAGGGCTTCGCGCGGCACCTTGAGATCGGGCGGGCCTTCATGGGCCTCATCTTCGAGAACGGCACCCTGTCCTGCCTCATGGCCCTGACGCCCGCCGCCTTCCGCCACTCGTGGAAGTTCGGGCTGGACCTCGGCTTCACGCGGCTCGGCACCATCCCCGGAGCCTGCGGCGTGCTCGACAGGAAGACGGGAACGATCCGCTACCGGGACGGGATGCTCATGAAACTCGACAACCCCAAACCCCAACCATAAAGGAGGCATCCCTTGGGAGGCATATTCGACAAACCAAGCAAACCCAAAGTCGTTGAAGCCCCGGCCCCCACCGTCGCGGCAACCCCTCCCCCGCCGGAGGAGACGGCGGAGGCCCCGGTCATCAACGAAGGCAACAAACGCAAGAACCAAGCGGACAGCAAGCGCAAGGGCACCTCCGCCCTGCGCATCGACCTGAACCTCGGCGGCGGCAACATGGGAGGCGCGGGTGGCACCAGCGGACTCAGCATTCCCCG